GCTCGTGCGCGCGTCCTCGAGTGCGATCGCGGTGAGGCTCTCGGGCCGTGGGTAGGTTTCTTTTCCTCCGAAGGCCGAGACCAGCAGGTCGAAGATGTCCTGCATGACCCGCACCTCGGGGGTCTGGCTCCGGAGCTGCGCCTCGGTATCGTCATCGTCCTGGGCTTCAACGATCGCCATTGCCGTTTCGATTGCGACCTCTGGGTCGTTGAGAATCGCCGCGACGGTTCGGCTCGTCGAAGGCAGCTCGTCGATCAGAGTCAGGAGGAATCGGTATCGGCGAGCGCGGAACAGGCTGTATGCGTCCCAGCCCTGCTCCGCGAGGTCCGCGACAATCTGCCCCTCGTACCGTGTTAGGCGGTCGTAGAGGCGCGCCCTTCCCCCAGGGAGCCGAGCGACGCCTCGTAATGCTCAGATGCCGCCTTGATGAGGAGGACTATCTGACGGAGCGTCAGACGCTTGAGGACGAGATCCACGTCCTCTGCGCTCAGCCACTTGCCGATAATCTCCGTGGCGCGCTTGCCACCGGAGAGATCCACCAGGAGCGACTCACCCTCGGCGGGGCTAAGGCCCAGCGGGTCAGGGAACGTAATGATCTTGTCGGCGAGGCCGAACGTGAACGGAGTTGCCTCCGCGGCTCCGTCGAGCTTGTTCAGGGCTGCAAGGGTGAGGGTCGGGGTGATTTTGTCTGCCATTGGTGTTCTCCTTGTTTGTTATGGTCAGTTGTCGCGGCGCTGGGTGCTGGCGGGCGGGGCGGGCAGCGTCGGCGTGGAGTCTTCCTTCTGTGCGGGCTGGGTTTCGGCCCATCCCTGTGCGCGCAGAGTGTTCGCGTCGGCTGCGTCGTCGGTGACTCGCGTGAGCACGAGGTCTTCCCCGCCGTCCGTCTTGATCGTCTTCGTGAAGGTCAGCTGGTCCATGCTTGTCCTATCCTGTGGTGTTCTCCTGGGGTGGTTCGCGGGCAGAGGCCGGAGGGAGAACGTCCCCGGCCCCCGCCCGCAGTATGTGTCAGACGCTGAAGCCCGTGATGTCGCGGTGCTTGAGCATCGCCGAGCCGCCGTAGTAATTACGGCAGGCCGTTCCTGCGGCCTCGTCGGCGAATGCCTTGAATTCGAGGTCGCCAGTAATCGGGTCAGTTGCCTTGAGCGAGATCGTCGGCATTGAGACGAGCTTGGCGCGCGTGAAACACCAGCCCATCAGCCACTCGTCGTCGGCAGGGCCGTCGGCGGCGACGAGCAGCAGACGCTTCTCCGGGATGGAGGGAAGAAGGGGATCGTCGAACACAACTTCTCCCGTGGTCGCGTTCGCCTTGACCTGCGAGAGGTCAATGCCGTGCGTCAGGCTCAGCATCTCCTTACGGAACAGCTCGAAGATGTTGAGCTTGATCGTCTTGGTTGCCTTGGTCAGGTCAGAGCGCACAGGCTCCGCGTAGCCCAGGCCATCGACGTCGTCGACGGACACGTCGGGCGTGATCTCCCCGCCATCGGTCGTGAAGATTCCCAGCGGAGTCCAGTCCGCGGGGAGTTCCTTCATCGCGCCGCTTGCGCCCGTCAGCGCGTCCGGGACAGCGGTCGTGAGCGGTGCGACGAAGGCGAGAACGTTGAGCGCCTTGCGCACGTTCTTCGTCTTGTTGTGCTTCTTCTTCAGCGCTTCAATGGTCGTTGTGTCGGCCATATCGGTTTCCCTTCCAGATCAGATTTGGTTAGTCGGTGGGACGTTGAGTGACGTCAACGCTGAGGCCCACCACCTCAACAACGCCATAAGCAGCGCGAACACCCAGCCGGGACGACACGTCGACCGTGTCAACCCAGCCAGACGCCCCCACCACAGGACGAACTGACAGAGCATCCACTACCTCATCCGCGAGCGCCTCCGCGCCGACGATGCCTGGCCCTGTGGGGGTCTTGGCGTACACATCGACAACAACGGAGGTAATACGCTCGAAATCGAGGTCCTGGGATTGGGTCGCGTAGACATGCACAAGCGGCATCGGCCACGTGTCCGGGAGGCTGCCCTCCTGGAGTACTCGAACGGTCTTGACCCCTGTCGCCCGGGTGATCGCGTCTCGCAGTACCTGGACGGGGTCCGAGTACTTCATGACCGACCTCCTCGTCGTGCGCGCTTGGAGCCCGCGAGTTTCCCGAGCGTGTGATGCGCAGGGACGCGACGCCCGTTTTTCGTGAAGTGCCCGAACTCCACGGGCACTGCGTGCGGGGCATCATTGACGACTCGGCCTGCAGCCCTGCGAGACGAACCGTTTCGGCGCGTCTTCACCGTGGCTGTCACAGCCTCGACCTTGTACGCGCTCGCGAGCACGCGGTCCCGTTTCGGGGCCGCTGCCGCAGCCGCAGCGCGCACCGCTTCAGCTTCGTTGACCATCGCGCGACCGATGGCCTCGGATTGCAGGAGAGCCTCAATTGAGACGTCATTTCGCACGAACTTGACTGCCATGCTCACCTCCGAGAGATCACGACAGCCGTGCCGCGCGGCCACGGCGAAGCTGGCTCCTCGACCCTCCACGTCCCACCGAGAGGATGCTCAGCCGGGACACTGATGGCATCCCCGACGCTCAGTGTTATTCCCCTCGGGAGGTAGAGTGTCGCGGTCTCGTCGGCCCGCTCAGAGGCTGCCTGATCAAGCAGCCCCGGCACAGTGAACCGTCCCGGCGCGACCAGGCACCCCCCGATGAGGCGCGGCTTCGATTCCTCCACGAGGTAGCCGTCCCCGTCACGATGGACGGTCCCCTCTACCTGGATCGGGGTCTTCCATTCCTCCATCACGTCAGGCCCCTCCCATCACCCACACGTGCCCAGCGGCGCGCGGGCGATAAGCGTCAGCGAGCGCTTGGTCATCCGGTGAGAGGAGGGCCTGTCCCCCGACTGCCCAGGTGGCGTACTGGCGGGTCTGCGTGAACGGTCCCGTTGTCTCGGTCATCTGGGTTGCCCCTTGAGCGGCGGCGTCGGGGATGAGGAGGATACGTCGCACGCTGTCTGCGAGCTGTAGTCGCACCGCTGCGGGGACCTCGGAGAGGCCCGCCATGTAGGTGACGACCACGAACTCGTTCGCGGCCGCCGCGACTTGGATGAAGCCGTGCCTGACGTTGTAGGGGATCGCCTGCCCGTCGTCGGTCGTGACCGCCTCGACGGAGACGAGCGGCGCCCGTGTTGGGACGACTCGTCCTCCCGCGTCGACCTTCAGGCGGTGCGTGTAACGCTCGACGGTGAATGTCTGGCGTGCGCGCGCCTTGAAGGCCGCGGCGAGCTTGTCAGCGATGAACGTTGCCCGCGCCGACTCCGAGTCTGTGAGGGGACGGCCGAGAGCGGCCTCGATGTCCTCGACAGTTACCAGCGGAACAGGCATCGTCCCTCCCCTACTTCTTGGACTTGGACGGCGCGGTCTCCGGTTCCTCGACGGTCTCGGTGGTCTCGTCGAGGGCAGGTTCGGTGACTGCCTCGACGATGCCCGCTGTGATCATTGCCGTGGCGACCTCGTCCGCGAGCTCGAACGCGATCCCGCTAGCTCCCTTGACCTGCATCATGCCGCCTTGAAGACCTGGATCGCCTTCGGACGCAGGACCGCGCCGCCGTAGACGTGCAGGCCACGAACTCGGTCCGCGAAGGTCTGCTCGGCACGCATCGACTCGGTCTTCTCGACCTGGGACACGTAGGCCACGGACGGCTTGTGGAACGCGACGGCCATCGGCTTCGTGTTATCGAGCCAGGGGCTCGTGACCACGTCGAAGCCCAGGAGACGACCGATCGTCGCTTCGCGGAGGCCGTCCGTCATGTTCGACTTGTCGAAGCTGGTGAGCTTCGAACCGTCAGAGAGGAGGAACTCCTCGAACGCCGCGTTGATCAGGAGGACGCGGTCCATGGCGGGGACCTTCTCGGCCGAGAGCTTGCCGCGCAGCTTCAGGATCGCAGCGTAGGCCGATGCCCAGTCCGTCGGGTTCGCGATACCCGTCACCGCCGTGCCCTTGGCAGTCAGCATCGCGGTCAGGAAGGTCTCCGCGTCTTCAACGAGCGCTGCCGCCGCCGACTTGGTGTAGGCATCGAGAGACTGGTCCGCCTGCGCAGCGTCGATGTCATCAACCAGGAAGTCGAAACTCTTCTCCTGGTCAATGGTGATCTCGATACCCGTGGACTCCACGGCATCGGGAACGGTCGTGCGAGGAACCTTAGTGCCGCCGGACGCAGTCACCGCGCCGGTCTTGTAGTCCTTGACCTTCACATCGACGATGCCGGGGATGTGAATCTTCGAGCCCGCGGTGAAGGCCTTCTCGTACTCGCGGTTCGCCATCCCGACGAGCACCGTGTCACGGTGGAAGTTCTCGAGGATGCTTGCCGACCACAGTTCCGGAATGAAATGCGTGAGAGTCATTGTGTGTCCTTTCTCGGCTCGCTTACGCGACGCCCATGATGTTGTTCAGTTGCCCGTCCTGGCGGGCCTTGATGATCTCTGCGGGAGACATCTTCTTGAGGTCTTCCCTGGTGAGCTGCCTGGCAGCCCTGATCTCGTCACCACGAACCCCCGCATCAGCCGCGGGAGCACCCTTGGGCACCTGCGCGCCTCGCCACGCCAGGAGACGCTCAGCAGACGCCCTCAGCTCGTCCTCTGACGAGCCAGACAGCAGGTCCGCGTCCACGCCCGTCGCCGCCGCGACCTTGGCTCGCATCGCCTCGGCCTCCATCGCCGCAGCTCGCGCCTCAGCCTTCGCCGCCGCTTCCTGCGCCTTCTGCAGCTCGGACTTGCCCTGCTCCTGAGCCTCGTCATAGAGGCGCGCCTTTTCGGCGTTCTCCTTCATCCGAGACTCATTCTTGCGGGACAATTCCTTCCACTTCCGCGCCTCAGCCTCCCAGTCAACCTGCGGGGCCGTATCCTCAGCAGCAGCTACATGGGTATCCTGCGCGGCCGGCGAGTCCCCGCTCGTTTCTGCGGCCGGGGCGTCGACGAAGCGAAGGTAAGGACGGTGCTTCAGGTGGTTCTTCATGGTGATTCCTCCCATTCCGGGTACACGAAAGCCCCCACACCGTTACGGCTGGGGGCTGTTTGGGTATCAAAAAACCGACCCAGGCATTACGTCCGAGGTCGGCTAGTTTGAGCATTATGTAAAAAGGACACCTGGGCTGCCCGAAGGGGCTGCCGGGATGTCCTCACCGCTAGGGTAACACACTCACGGAATGTGGACAATATTTCCTGCGTGATCTATGACAATCACTTGGGTAAGATGGCGACCCTGCATACCTTGCCGGACATCCCGGATCGATTTCTTATCGTCGAGTTCGCTACGGCGTAGATCGAGGACCAGGCGTTCAGTCTGTTTCCCCGCTCGCTTCATCTGCGAATCGACGGTGTTCTTGCCTTGCCCCGTGGGCGCTTTGAACTCCCAGATCTGCTGATTCATTTCCGCGTCTGGGTTCTTCACGCCTTTTTCGCGCGAATCTATGCGGAACAGCACGTCCACTCCCTCTTCCGCCAGGCGCAGCGCCGTGAGCACCTCATGCTCGCTGGGCGCGTCTCTGACCGAAGCTGCCGGGATGAACACCCGCCCGTCCCCGTGCTCCGGATACAGGAATTCTCCGGGAATCCCCGTCACGTCCCCACCCTCGTACTGAAGCGTCTTATGCCATTTTTCGGCAGGAACGCTCATCAGGCGCTTTAAACGATCGGAGTCGTCCGGTGGTTGTGCTGTGGTCTTCTTCGGGGGCTTGGGTGGCTTAGGTGGCTCAGACCCACCCGCCTTGGGCTGATGCTTTGGCTTGGCCTTGGGCTGCGCCCACGACAACGTTGGCCCATACTCCCCATGCTCACTGACCGTCAAGAGCTTCCGGTAATCCGGATTACGCCCGCCACGGTCCGAGACGCCGAGACGGTCCGCCGTGATCTGGTGAACCTGCTCGAGCAGGTCCTCATCAATCACCTGATTCACTGCCAGGCCCGGAGGAAGCGGCTGCACCCCACAGTCACACCCGGGGTGAATCGGCAGCAGGTCACCGCGGTAATAGCGCTGCGTCGACGCGACAACGCAGAGCGCGCAGTTCTCTCGCCCCGTGAGCACACGCCGATAGAACTGCCCCTCCTCCGGGTAGCCCCGCATCGACTGACGGGAGGCATGCACCTTCGCGAGCTGCATGTCCCCACCGATGAGCTGCGTGAGCCGCAGCCGCCCCTCAGCCGCAGCCTGCGGCAGAGGCTTGCCAGCCGCGGGCGCGGGGGACACGTAGACAGCTGG